CAGGCACGAGCAACAACCTTTATATACCCTCGGTACCGTACCAGAACCTTTATATACCCTCGTTCAAACACAACCTTTATATACCCTAGTTTTGTGCCTGATGGTTGTACACCACGCTATATTAAGGTTATGTATATAAAAAATAAAATAAAAACCTTTAAATACCCTTGTCGCACCCACAGGGGGGGTATTTATAGGTATCGAACGTCCACAATATAAAACATTTAATGCTGTTATTATTGGTTATAGTAGTGATTATAGTGTATTGATACAGATGAGGGATCGAAACCTTTTTAAACCCTGATTTCTCAAATTAATCAACCGAACTGTTTATAAATGATGAAGAGAAAAACTACTCATGCCGAATTCAAACACGACTAACACGTGCTCTTCCTATATGGATGATCACGCTGTAGGTGTATCTCTTGGGTTGATGCATGGTATCTATCCTTATGATAGAGACCTATCTATATCCATAGAGAGAACATCAAAAGGATTAGAGGTATATGTAGGAAGCCAATATATATCTCACATGATAGAACTACTCAATCTATCACAAGACAATAAACCAAAACAATATCCTGAAATGTATTATGACACATGCTCTGCTTATAGTGTAGATGATGAGAATACCCACTACATGGGTTATCTATTTACTGGTAGAGAATCATATTCAAGAATTGCTATGCCATTCTTATATGATATGGATATGTCAAAGGTCACACATTGTATATATACAATACCTATCCCAGATAGTATGTATCCTAAGATACGTAGACAGATTGTTGATGCATTGGTGGAATTCATGGATAGCATAACAAGATACCATATAAGAAAGTATGTTATTGCCACCGAACAACCATTGAGATGTTCTACTGGTTCTGCCTCACCATCCATTACTAGAAAGTTGAAGCCATTGAATGGTGCACAATACGACCCAGTTGATGGATCTATTAGCAAAAAGATTACTGGTGTTAATCTATGTGCTGTAGAGATTGAGGGTGGTTGGTTGAGACGACCATCTGGTGTGTACAGAGATGGTTCTGTTACAGTAGATTTACCACGTTGCACATGCAATAGTGATGATGAAGCTCCATGTGAAGGATGCCACGCTATTAGAGGAGAAATAAACTGTAAGCCACAAAAACTGTCTAATGTATTAGATTACGTTGACGAACACTATCCTGACTTTATGGACTCTTCATGTGGTATACATATCCATGTATCATTCAGTGAGGATCTACTGTCATACAGTAAGTTAATGTCCCCCAAGTTTTGGAGATACTTCCAGAAGAGTATGCATGATTGGGGTGTTAGAAATAACATCAATCCAAACAGTAGATTCTGGAAGAGATTGAATGGAGATAATCGATTCTGTAAGAAAAGATTCCAACCAATTAAACAATACATGCTGGAGTACAAAGATAGTGCCAGATATACGCAGTTGAATTACTGTTGGAAACAGCATGGTACATTGGAGTGCAGGGTATTACCTACATTCAATCAGGCACGTATAGCCAAGAGTGCTATCGCAGAGTTTATGAATATAATAAACTCATACCTAGCCGACAACATTGAAGAGTATCAATACACAAGCGAGGTGTTAGTATAATGTGTGTCATCATACTAGCAGAAGATAAGTTCCCAACATTGGATACTCTCAAGAACGCAGAGGCATTGAATGGACATGGTGGTAGTATTGCATGGGTTGAAAAACAATCCACTGTTAGATACTACAAGAACATATCAGCAGATGAGATGCACACAATCATTGAGACACAGGCACAACTACCTGCTATCATTCACTTCCGTATCGCATCTATTGGTGGTGTTGATCCATTGTTATGTCATCCATTCCCAATCACTAGTGATAGTGAACTAGCATTGGATGGAGAGGAACAAGCAGTGCTATTCCACAATGGTACATGGAGTGACTACAAAGATGTATTACTACAGGCTGTGTTGTCAGGTAAAGTTGCTGTACCAGATGGTGCACTATCAGATAGTAGAGTCATGGCATTACTAGCCAATGCATACGGACACAATGTGTTATCATTGATACCACAGAATAATAAGATAGCCATTCTTACTCCAGATGGTATCAAGAAGTATGGTCTTGGTTGGATTGATGTAGACAAGAACACATGTTCTAATGCATACTTCGTACCATCAAAAGAGACCAAAACAAAATCCAAGAAACTATCCAAGAAAGATAGAAGGAAATTGGCACGTGCATCACAGGGACTACCACCAATCAGTGGGAGTAATACAAACTGGTGGACATTTGGTAATGAAATGGACGAGGATGATATTGACGACACTGCCACAGAAGAAACCATCATGGAGTGGGAAGAGGAATTGACAGCAGATGAATACGCTTACTTGTGGAACACAAGACATGCTGACTTTTATCCAAAAGGAAAGGTTGACTACTAATGCCATTGAGTAGAGAGAGATCTATTAGAAATCAGGCTAGGGCTATGGTAGTACTAGTAGAAGAAATGATAGACCATAAGATACTCCAACGTGGTACAACCAAGGGATCTGTGATGTTCACAGTAGATTTCCTTGACAATGTTTTGGATTACTGGGCTATGCATGTGGATTCAATGCCAGAACAGTATAAGACATTGGATGATAGAATGGAGATGGCTAAGGTAGTCATAAAGATAATGGAAAGAGAATATCTGATACATGATAGGACACAGAAAGCAGAGTTTACTGCATACGTGTGTACCATGATAGCAGATTTCATCAACAGGAGACATGGTAGTAATGATTAAGAGAATCAATGACTATCTATACTCTTGTGACAGTAGGTCAGAACCCAAACACCCACACTATCTGTGGTTTGAAAAAGAAAACAACAGATGGTATTGTGATTGCAAGGGCTATGCATATCGTGAGATATGTAGACACTACACAGAACTAGTAGAGGGGTTTAAGAAACAAACATGAAAGCAAACAAACACACAAAATATTTGATCAATGCATTAGAGTATGCTGACAACAAAACATACTCCTATGGTTGTCCCTACCTAGCACTAGCAGATGTGCTAGGGTATACAACCCCTTATAATATCCACCATCTACCACAGCGTTTTGATAGATTATCAATGCGTGAGATGCTTTTAACTAATGGGATAGGTAGGCATCAATCGCATAGAGTCTATGCTATGATAGAGGGTGGATATACATTGAGTGAGATAGCAGAAGAGATGAGAAACATCTATGACTACAGAGGAGTGATGAGAGTAGTATGAATATATTTGCTCTCCATGAATCCACAAGGGCATGTGCTCAAATGCATTGTGATAAGCATGTAGTAAAGATGATACTGGAATCAGGACAGATAATGTGTACTGTCCACCACAAGTTTCCAAATAAAAAATTGGAATACACAATACCATACAAACCAACACATGTTAATCATCCATGTGTGTTATGGACTCAATCATCATTGGGTAATTACATTTGGTTATACAATCTAACCAAACATCTCAATGATGAATACAGGCATAGATACAACAGGACATTCAACCATAAGACATGGGATGCTGTAAAGGATTTGCCTTACCCATCCATACCAACAACTGGTATGACACCATGGGCTAGGGCTATGCCTGATGAGTATAAGATAGATACTCATGAGGATAGGAAACAGAATGTCATAGAGTCATACCGTAAGTACTACATACTTGGTAAGCAATCCCTACTCCACTATACCAATAGGGAGAGACCATACTGGATGGAGCAGGGCTGAGAGTTGTACACCGAACGCATGACAAAAAAATAAAAAAAAATAAAAAAAAATAGTGAAAGTAAAATGAATCAAAAACAAAGAATAGAAATCCTTTCTGGTAGGGCTACAACATACCAGATAATACCAAGAAGAGTCAAACTTTTCTTATGGACTCACGTGGTATTGCCTATGTATAAAGACTACATAGAAGATGCAATCAATGATGCACAAGTAGATTGTGAGAGAGAGCATGAGGACAGATGGAGTGATATGGATTGATTAGTAAGTGCTACATCTGTAAAGAAAAATTCGAGCACTACTTCCCAACCACAAGGAAGTGTTCAAAATGTGAACTCCAAAAGAAAGAAATAATAATGGGTAATAGAATGAGGAGTCGACTATAATGGAAGAGTCCTTAACTAGATTCATTAGATACATGATTTGGTATAAAAAAACCCTGAAGCAAACAGGAGAACCAATCATGGTAAAAGACCTATGGACAAATACAATATACAATACAGATCATTTTGATCTGAATAATTGTGCTGTCCGTATGGCTTTTATGAATACCCAGAAAGAAGCCAAAGCATGTGGTGCTACTACAGTACTAGAGGTGTATGTCTAATGACTAAAGAAAAAGTTGAATCTCGATACAAAGAAGCCTATGATATACTCATGGAGTATTGGGATTATATACCAGAAGAAGCACAGGAAATAATACATAAGAAGCTAATGGAGATAGGATTGTAATGGATGAAGACGTAGAAGCAATAAAGTCTTGGGAAAAAATACATAAACAGTATTTAAACAAAGACGGTTCACTAAATTATAGTGGATATAAATTATGCCATACTTGCGAGGTTGAATGGGGAAATGATCCAAAGTGGAATGACTATGAGTTAACTCATTTAAGACCTAGATTAGAAAGTTATTGGTATGACCACCCTGAAGAATCTGAAGATAATGACGGAGAGTATAAGAAATGGTTCGCAAAAGCTCACCCTAGAATAGCAAAGGAGTTGTGGGATGACTAAACCAATCCCCGATTGTCCTATCTGTGATGGTGAAGGCACTTACGATATACAATGGAGATACTCTTCTGATGGTATAAAGACAGTAGTATGTGAGTGTTGTTATCCAGATGAAGATCAAGCCTATGATGAATGGAGAGATAATCAACTTGGTTAGATGTAATCTATGTGGAATGATCTTTGATGAGGGTGATGCATGGATTCTCATGTCTAAGAAAAGACATGAGGAATGGCACAGCACAGCAAGACAACAGAAAAGAAATACCACACAAGGCACAGTAAAATGGGAGTGTGATTAGAGTGAACAAAATAAAAAAATGTAATGTCGTGACAGGACATGATGAAAAAACAAAACAAAGTATAGTATGTACGAATGAAGCAATCGCTACATATAAATGTGTCATCAAAGTAGAAAATGATGGCAAAGAAATTGTCAGTGATGTTCATGTATGTGAACAACATAAGAGACACTTTCAAGACCAATTAAAGGAGCAAGAAGAATATGAAAGAAAAAAATACATTTAGTGGAACTCCAACATCGCCAATAGACTTTGATCAATATGATCCAAAGAACTTGGTTGATTGGGGTACATACAAAGAAATAGGAGATGAGATGAAACTCCTTGAAGCAAACATCTATGGAGATGGTATGCCATATCTAATAGAGGGAGATAAAGGTCTAGGTAAAACCTTGATGGTTCATACAGTATGTAGAAAGAATGGATTCCCATTACTTGAATACAGTTGTTCAAATGGAACTAACAAGGGAGACTTGATTGGTAGATTACAAATCAATGACCATGGTTCTTTCTTTGAGTTAGGCATACTTCCAACAGGATATGAAATAGCAAATCACTTTGGTATGTGTGTTGTATATCTTGATGAAATAAATTCAATGGATCATGAGGTAATGAAACTATTGAATAGACCTACTGATAAAAGAAGATCAGTATATGCAAACGGTAAGGTATACAAACTCAACAAGGGATGTAAGTTGGTATTCGTAGCAACAATGAACCCAATCACTTATGCAGGAGTTAATTCTCTTACAGAAGATTTGAGAAGTAGATTCATTGGAGATATAATAACATACCCAACTTCCAAACAACTAGAGGAAATAATTGATTGGACAATCATACCAGAAGAAGAAGTAAAGAGACCACTCTTACAACTAGCACAGGAATCAAACGCCTTGAGAATTAAAGGAGATGTCGATTATGTGTTATCTCCAAGAGATATTGATCAACTATGTAGTTACTACAGAAGTTTATCAAAAGGAACAATGATGTCAGATGCAACCAAGATTCTCAAATATGCATTGAAACAAGTAGTGCTTGTCAAATATGCAGAGATTGAGGAGAGGGAACTAATGAAGTCAAGGATAACTGAAATCTTTGGGGTTGAACTCTAGTGGCTAGAGATAGAGAAATACTATCAGATAAAGAGATGATGAGAAGTGTGTTAGATATTGTAGAATATCTAACTCAATCTCATATCACTCTTACAACCTATGAGGGAGATAACTATGTGAAACTAGATGCTAAAAATAATTTTACAATGAATATAGCAAGTCCTGCTGTAAAGAACATTGATAAATATACTGCCTTTGCACATGAATGTGGACACATACTAGGTCATAGTCCAATACAAATTGCTCAAGGATTAATTAAATCTTGGTGTACTGATGCAGATACATTTATGGCTAGAGTAAGATATGAAATGTACTGGAACTCTTTTAACATATTAGAAGATCAAAGGATTGAATATATTATTGGTAGAATATGGAGATTAAACAAACAAAGGTTTGAGAAAACAAGACAGAAGATAGGAATTACAATGACTACTGCTACCAATCCTGTCCAAGAATTATTATCAACTAGATTCTACAGAGAGGATTTAGTAAAGAGTAAAAGAAAAAAAGATATTATATCTGCAATAAAAAATGTAGAGGGAACAGGAAGTAGAGGTGCTTTAAGAATATTAGGAATCATTAAACCTATACTAGATGAATGGTTTGATGAGCAAAAAAATGAGAAAGACATAAAGGGATTAAACAATATAGATAATCCTAATACGACAAGTCAAACAGATATGGCAGAAGTGCTAGTAAGTTCTTCAAAGATTAAAGAAACTAATAAAGAGGAACTAGATGAAGAAATAAAGAAAATACAATCAGAGATAGACAAATCATCTGATATTACAGAAGAAAAGAAAGACCTTGAAGCACAGTTTGAATCCTTTGAAAAGAAACTAGCAGAGATAGAAAAGCCACAGATGAGAAGAGAGTTTATCAGCATACCAAGACAAGGATACGCAGAGAAGTATCAAAACTATGAACATATTGAGAAATCATTGAAAGGTTTATTGAGAAAAATAAACGAAAGATATGCTGAAAAGATTGACTACATTGGAGAAGAGGTAGACGTTGAAACATACGTTGAAAACAAGGCACAGAAAAAAGATGTAACAAGATCAATGCGAAATAAAAAAATGGATAAAGGTTTGTCAATAGTTCTTGCTATTGATTGCTCTGGTTCAATGTCAAAGTATGAAAGAATAAACAAAGCAAAGTCATTGGTCTATACAATATACAAAGCAGTTGAAAACAATCCAAGAGTAGATGTCAAGGCTATAATGTGGGCTTCAAGTGCAAGAGGTAAAGTAGGAATCACAGAGATAGACAGTATAAAGTCTATTGATAAGATAAGAATAGCAGATGGATATGTGCTTACCCCTACACATCTAGCATTGGAATATTCAGCAGATGCTTTGAACAAAATGAAAGGAAGAAAGAAACTTCTAATCATGATTACTGATGGTATACCAGAATACAAATCAAACAACTTTGCTATACCATTGGGAAATCTGATAAAAATGACAAAGAAATCACTTCAATATGCTAGGAGATTAGTACCAGATGTCGCAGTATTTCTTGTTGGAATACAGGGAAATTATAGAGTTACACAGCCAAAAAAAGTAATGAAAGACATATTCGGCAACAGAGTTGTTGTATGTAATGACATGAATAGTGCTGTCGAAAACGTTATTAAACAGATGAAACAAGTGATTGTGAGGTCATTGTATTGAACGAAAAAGATAAACTGATAAAGAGGATACTCAACATAGAAAAAAGAATATGGATTCCTATGTCAGTTTCATCTAAAGAAGAACTCAATGAAAATTCCCTAGACTATTTAAAAAAATATCTTAGAGCAACAGAGATAGTAATGGAGAATGAGAAATCATTTGTTCCTGTTCAAGTTCCATGTTCAAAGTGTGGTAAATACTTGGCAAAAATTGAAGAAGCAAAAGGAACTTGTTTTGAATGTGAGGGAAAAAATTGGTACTAACTGAAAGAGAAAAATTCATAGTTCATAGATCTGTGCTCTCACTTCTTGCTGTTCTTAGAGTTATGAAGAAAGAAGATACTGATGATGCATTGGAAAAGATGGTACAATATAGATGTCACAATTTAACTGATGAGGAAAAAAAAAATATTAGTGAAGAGATGAGTGAGGAGTTTCTCATGTCAATAGGCGTTTATAAGGACTTAGGACAAATATAAAGTATAAAAATAAAGCACACGTAAAAGTTGTACACCGATGTGCACAGGAAATTGTGATTTTTTTGAGAGGAAATCTAAGGATAGATTTCATTATTGTCAAGATTGTGGTAAACGTGTAGGAGAAAGTAATACTTATAAAGAGAAGCAATATGGTAGACTCAGATGCTCATGTTGCAATGGTTTGGTAAGAACAAAATACATAGTGTACAAGGTATGAATGTTTTTGTTTATGGTACTCTTATGAGAGACGACATAAGAGATTCAATACTAGGAAAAATAACTTATTGGGAAGAAGATTCTTTAGATGGATTTACAAAGGAAATGCACCCAGATTTACCTTATCCATGTATATTTAATAAAAAAGATTCAACTGTATATGGTATAAGATTTAAAGCAGATGAAGAGGATCTAAAAAGACTCGATAGATATGAAACTGAATTTTATAAAAGAATAATTGTAAAATTAAATAGTGGAGAAGAAAGTTTTGTTTACGTGGAAAACTTAGATTAAAAATTCGTCAGCCCACGCCATAAAATAAATAGTTTTTTCTTCTTGATCTTCATCCATTTCTTCACCACATACACCGATAGCGTGATGAATTAATTCGTGTTGTATTGTTCTATAAACATCTGTTAATGACTCATGGTTGTTCAAAAATATTAAAACCCTTTGACTTGATGGGTAATAAATACCAGATTCATTCTTTCCGAATACCTTAAAGTCTACAGTTACCATGATTTTTACATAAAGTATTTAGGTTATAAATTTGATGTATTGTTGTGGGCTTCTTTGATTGGTATGAAAGACATATAACAGAATCCATGCTTGTTACAGCAGTGATATTATATTTACAGATACCTCATTTTGTATGGGCAGGAGATGCCTATCTACAACTAGGCATAATTACGCATAAGAATCCAGTGTTAGATTTCTTTCTATATGGAATAGATTTGATAGAATTAATACCAATTACAGCAATAACTCTTGGAATTATATCCAAATTAAGGCATAAGTTTAAATATAATTTATAAAACCTATAAATATGTCAGAAGAATCTGAATCTTTTAAACCTAATTGGGAAAAAATACAAGACTTATGTGACAAGATTGATAATGTTATTGATGAATCAATCAAAGATAAATTAAGTTTTCTTGAAATAGATATGGCACTCTATATGATAGAAGAAAAAATGAGACAAGAAAAACATAGAATAATGACTAGATTATATCTTGAAGAATTGCAAGAAGAAGGATCAGATGGAAAACCCACAAAGAATACTCATTTTTATGGGTAAATACCTAGGGATTTTAGTATAGTTATTACTTCATTTTTACTAGTGTCATTTACTACATCTTTCCATAATTCAGGACAATCATGAAACCATAAATCAACTACAGCCACCTCGTTCCACTCTAAAGTCTTACGTTGAACTGTATCTCTTGCTTCTGTTATTCTACCTGTATGATGTGGATCTTGTATTCGTATTGCTATTGTTTTCTTTGGTAATTTAACTACTATATCTATTGTTTCTTTTTCTTGTCTTTCTGTGACAGTATCCACCCACTCACCTTTTAATAAATCTTTAAATTTATATTGAATAAAGTATTCTGCTGTATCTCCATAAATTTCTTTAAGTATTTCTAATGCTGCACGTTCTCCTCTACCAATAATTTCTGTCATATTTGTATCTGGGTAAACATTCTATTTATAGTTTTTTTAATTTAAAGTTTAAATATTTAGGATATAAATCTTATTATTGAAAAAAGAGATAATGGATAAAATGAAAAGAGAAGTGGCTTTTATGCCACAGTTTGATGGTAAATGCTATGTATGTGGTAAAAAATTTGGTAAGTGGTTTGTATTCCACCACAAAAGGTATTTAAATAGTGATAAAATATACTCAGATTTTAAAGATTCATATTCCTATAATGAATATGTTTTACCAGTGATAAAATCAGATCCAAATAGATTTGCATTGTTATGTAAGAAACATCATCAATCAGTTGAGATGTTGAAGAGATTTAAACCAGAAAATTTAAAGAAACTAATAAAGCTTGTGGATGAATCTACGTAAGGTTTATAATCCAAGTATGTGTATACTTACATCATGAGTAAATTTTATGGTAGAAAAAATATCTATATGAGTGCAGAAGTAGAGTCTATTTTTGAAGAGTTTGAATCTCTTAGACCTGAAAATGTTTCATTCAGTTTGTTTGTTGCACACGCAGTAAATGAATTTATAAAATCAAAGAAAAGAAATGGTAAAACATTGATAGAAGATGAGAATGTTAAGGCTAGTTATCTTAATCTATTAGCACCAATGGATGATTGGAAACGTGAGATACATGGTCTAGGTAGTGATGAGTTTAAACAAGTACATTCAAGATTAAGACAGTTGAATACTCTTGTAGATGTTGAGGTGCATAAGAGGATATGAACTACACTGATTCTGCTTATAGAGATTTAATCTATACAAAGTTAAGTGAATACAAACATCATAAAGTAATCTCTGGATTGAAACCAGATAGTATATACTCATTAAATATTGAAGATGATTTTGCAGATATTTTTGCCATAAATCCAGAGGGTTTTACTGATGTTGTGAAGACAGTTGTGTTTAACATACTCAATGAACAGTATGATGGTATAAATGTTGAGGAAGTATTCAGAGGTGTTGCAATTAGATTAGTTGGTAGAGAACCTATTCAAATGCATAGTATTAATTCAAGATATGAAAATACTGTTATCACATTTGATTGTATTATATCTGCAACTGATGCACCAAAGACATACATTAAACATGGAACTGCTTACTGTCCATCATGTTTCCATGAAGAGGATGTTAGTTGTGACTTTGAGAAAAAGATTAGCCCACCTGTATGTCAGAACCAAGCATGTAAGAAATCAAAGATGATATTCAGGTCTAATAATATTATAACTGATGATGTTCAAACATTATTCTTACAAGAACCATTGGAGAAAGCATTACATAGTTCACCTGTATTATTTATGGGTAAGGTGTATGGTAAAGATGTCAGTACTTCTTATGTAGGTCAGAAGAAAAGAGTCACTGGTATATTCAGATCGATTATTGATATGAAAGAGAATGAGAATGAAGTATACATTGACATATTATCTATTGCAAACTTGGAAGATGAGGATGATGTTCTTCCTAGTCCAGAAAAAGAACAAGAGTTTAGATTGATGTCTCAAAAGACAGATTACTTAGACACACTTGTTAATAGTTTTGCACCACAAATCTATGGTATGAGAGACATAAAGTTATCAATACTATTACAATTAGTTGGTGGTGTTAAAGGTAACAAACGTTCAGATATTAATCTGTTCTTAGTTGGTGATCCATCAATGGCAAAGTCAGAACTATTAAAGTATGCAAAGACTCTAACAAGAAAGTCAATCTATACTTCTGGTAGAGGTTCAAGTGCAGCAGGTCTTACTATTGCTATCGTTAAAATCAATGATAGATTTGTAGCACAGGCAGGTGTATTGCCATTATGTTCTGGTGGCTTTGCATTTATTGATGAGTTTGATAAGATGAATAGAGATGATAGAAGTGCCATGCATGAGGCTATGGAACAGCAAACAGTATCTATTGCAAAGGCAGGTATAGTATTAACTTTACCTACAAAGACAAGCATACTTGCAGCAGCCAATCCAAAGTATGGTGCTTATGATCCTGCTGCCACACTCAGAGACAATGTAGATATACCTGCACCATTACTGTCAAGGTTTGATTTGATATGGTTGATTAGGGATACAGTTAATGTCACAGAAGATATGTTAAAGGCTAGTCATATCATAGAATCATTTGAATCAACTGATGATACTAAGAAAAACATAGCACTTGATGTAGATTCATTGAAAGAGTTATTGAACTTAGCAAGACAGCACAATCCAAAACTAAATGATGATGTGAAGAATGAGATTGTAAAGATATACAATCAGATGAGAGCAGTATCTAGTTCAGATGATTTACCTGTAGGTGTTAGACAACTTGAAGCATTAGTTAGATTGTCTTATGCATTGGCAAAGTTAAAACTAAAAGACTTTGTAGAACTAGATGATGTACTTACTGTTAAAGGTTTGATTGAATCAATGTACCAATCATTCAACTTGACAATGAGTTCTGGTAATAGACAAACAATACTTGGTGGAACTACAAGAGAAAACAAACAACAAGTTGCAGAAAAAACTTGGGCTGAATGTGCAGATGCAAATGGTAATGTAAATCTCGTAGACTTTATGAGAAAGTTAATTGAGAATGGTTACGAACCAATAGAAGCAAAGAAGTTGTTTGGAAATTGGGAAAGATTCAATCACATTAGATTGAACAGTGATGGAACGTACCGAAAGGCATAATAATAGGTACGTTCTATTACTTCCATGGAAGATGATAATGTCGAACCAACTATTGACTTATCAGTATCACAATTAGATGGTGTTGGTGCTGTCACTGAAAAAAAATTAAATGCTTTTGGTGTTAATACTATACTTGATATTTGTGTAAGAGGTTCTGCTGAAATTGCAGAGATCACTGGAGTTGGTAGAGACAAAGCAGATCAATGGTCATTCAATGCTCAAAGATTACTTGAGGATAATGGAATGATTAGAAAATCTGATATGGATACATTAGAACTCATGACTTATCAAGAAAACTATCCAACACTTGGAACAAAGTGTGAGGATGTTGATAATTTAATGGGTGGTGGTGTAAAACCAGAAGCAACTTACGAAGTATACGGAGAGTTTGGTAGTGGTAAAACACAGTTCTGTAATTCATTAACTGTTGAAGCCATAAATGGTGGAGACAATGTGATATGGATTGATTGTGAAGATACATTTAGACCTACTAGAATAGTAGAGATACTAAAGGCTAGAGAATACATAGAAGATAAAGAAGAGGCAAGAGAAATGCTTCAAAGAATAAAGTATTACTATACTCCTAACACTGAATTGCTTATGGGTACTGTTAATAATCTATCAAAAACTATGCTTGATTTCAAGCCTAGACTTGTTATCATTGACGGTGCTATTGGACAGTTCAGAGAAGAGTATTTGGGTAGGGGTACTCTAGCAGATAGACAGAATCAAATCAAAAGATTAATGACACACTTGAAGAACATTACTTATTACTTTAAGTGCACAGTTATCTTTACTAACCAAGTACAAACTGATCCTGCTACTATGTTTGGTGATCCAATCAAACCCATTGGTGGTAACGTTGTAGGTCATGCAAGTACACATAGAATATACTTTAAGAAATCTGGTAAGAAAAGAATAGCAAGGATGATAGATAGTCCAGAGTATCCTATGGCAGATGCAGAATATATTCTCAATGCTAAAGGCATGGATAACGTTGATGAATAATGTATTCAAATGAATCAGATAGAAAAGCACACTTGAAAGACTTTAAGAAAGTGTTAGCAAGAGTGGAAAAAGAACCAAATGTTAATCAATACAGATTGAGTATAATCAAAGATTGTATTTCAAAATGTTCTGATTAATATATTTTTTTTTGAAAAAAACTATAATAAAAAAAAGTGTATTAGGAATTTTTTTGATGTGTGTATATTATTTTGTGCCTAAAATGTGTGTATAGTATAGTTTTTGTGCGTAAAATAGAGTATACACATGTGTGTATATCAAAAATAAAAAATAAAAATGGTTTGAACTAATTCAATACTACTAACTCTTCATTCTTAAACCAAGTTTTAGTACCTTTAAGTTCTAATTGTTCTGCTAATTTAGTAGCTTTATCTACAGGTAATAATGCTTTCATATCTTTACCTTCTGAATTTTTCCAACAAAGAAAAACGAACATAGAGTGAGTTAAACTAAAGCCATATTTAAATTAATATGTTAAAAGAAATATAAAAAGAAATATAAAATTAACTACTATAAATAAATGCACATCCACATTCACATGAGTGTCGATTTATAAGACCTTGATTATATAAATCAAGAAGTCTTTTCTCAACTGTTCTTCTCGGAGAATCTTTGGCTACTGCCAAGTGTACCTGAGAAGCAGTACATGAATTTGTGCTTTGTTTTATGTAGTTGTAGATTTTATACTTGATTGTTTTTTCTGGACTCATTAGTGTTTGATCTTCCAAGTCATCAACACTACTTGCTTTGAGCAATCTTCCTTGTGGTCTAGTCATGTCCAAACATATCTCCTGTTTCTGGGTTGAAAGTAATGGTAATAGTACCTACTCTCTTTGCTTCTTTTGGATTGATTTCCACATAAGAGTCTACCCCTTTTTCGTATCCTCTTAGGAATGTTCCAGTGTTTCCCATTAAGACTTTCTTTTCTACAGGAAGGTTATGTTTTCTGTCATAGCCTGTTCTTACTATTGGTCTTACCCAAGTATCATGGTTATGTCCCATTAGAACTAGATCACAATCAAAGTCTCCTGTGATTGCTTTCATTCTATTTACTGCACCACCTGCTTGTAGTCCAGAATAACCACCATGCATGGATAGGATTAGAAAGTTTCCATTTTTAAGTTCTTTTCCTTTATGTGTGAATGTTAGACTTGTGTATGCCAATCTACCCATATAAGGTAGGTTTAATGGCTTACAGAAATCAGCAATAAATCTTTTCTGATTTATTGTTTTCCATTCATGATTTCCTGCATGAAGTCCTATGGTCTTGTGTGCAATAGGCTTCCATGATTCTATGAATACTTCTGTTTGTTCTTCAGTAGTTAACATTCTTCTGTCAACTGTTTCTGGATTCCATCTCTTATCTACTCCACCATTTGCATAAGCCATTACATTATCAATGTAATCACCCATACCAATAGTGAAGTGGTCTTCATGGTCAGCGATGTATTTTACATTCTTGAGATACTTGTCGATGTCACATCCTAGATTTCCAAGATGTATATCTCCAAGAGGTCTCATGTGCATTACAGAATCGCTCTTTGGAAGTTCTATTGTTTTTCTAATACAAAACATTACTGGTCATACGTATGTCCGTTATATTAACCTTACTGTAATTCATCATTACGTTCTTGTTTGTATCTTAATTGTTTGTATGCTTCCTCTTTTATTTTTTGATTCTTATAGTTATCAGGTAGATGATGAACACATGGTTCAAGTAAGTTGTAATATTCTCTACAATATTCACAATAACTTACAACCTTTTTCATCTTCTCATCTCTCATTTTCATATACCTAGGATCATCCCATTGATATTTACCGTCAATGGTTTTCTTGAATTGTTTCTTTGGTCTCCATTTACCATTGGGTAATTTCTCCCATTCCATAAAGGTATATTAGTTCCGTACTATTTAAATCTATTATGCGTGGGCTATGTCATTGTTGTTATTCTTCTAATGAACAACTACATATTCATAAAGGTAAGATTAGTTGTGATGAATGTCATAAAAATAATCTAACAATTCAATAACATTTATTAATAGGGTTAACTATTAACTATCAATGAACGTTTCCGAAGTACTCGATACTGGAAAAACGTATGAGAAATCTATACCACTTAAAGCTGGTGACATGTTAACTGTTCAAAGTTTTAAGGTAAGATACGTTGAAGCATTGGGTTCGGATATTGCAGAGTTGTCAACAACAACTGGACTTAGACATTCATTTGGTAAGACAATTATCGGACAAGCAAAATCTGAATACTGGAATGACGTAGTGGAAAAATGTGTCTCTAAAGATGCATCAGATGGATTAGACGTTTGGGTAGTTGAGAGGGAAGCCGAAAAAACTGGCAGAAAAATGCTAGCTCTAAGTATGTATCCCCCAAAGGCTACATCTTAAACCTCTTTTTTTATTATGATTTGTGATCGCTGTGGTTATGAGATGAATAAAATGACAGTGTGTCATCAGATATGTCCTAACTGTGGAGCAGTATTAGATTGTAGTGATGGTGTATATGATTAGTAAGGAACTCAGAAATATAATAAAAGAAAAAGTAAAGTGTCCTCATAGTAACAATGCTTTATTATGTGAGCACTGTAGACTTGATGTAAATAAATTTATGAAAAAATGGAAATATAAAAAAGAGTTTTAGATGAGTCCTTTTCTATCGTACTCATCTTTGGTTTGTTTATAGTAGTTGAGTGAACTTTTTGTTAGATTGATATTGTATTGAATACCTTTTCTAAATTCTTCAAATACTTCTTCACTATACTTTATTAGTTCTTCTTCGTAGTTTTTTAATTGTTTTTCTAAGAAAGCAATTACTCCGTCAATTTGTGTATTAGTACCTGACTTTGCACGTTCACTATGTTTTTCAGATTTCTTTCCGAATACCATGTTATATATAAAAAGATAGATTAAATAAACTTTACTCTCTATCCCTTGTAACTACGACTCCTGCCAAGTTAACAAGTTGATTGAGAATAGTTTGTCTAATCATACCGAATCTATCTGCACTAACATCCTCTTGAGGATATGTTTCTTTTGTTAGTTCATGTGCTTGTCTAAAATATTGTCTCCATAAATCTGCTATCATAGATGTATCATTAGATATTTTTACTTCTGGTACATTAGTAATGATAAGACTTCTAGCATCTGTTGAGTTAAATGCTTTCTTTCTAAATCCACCTGCATCTTTAGTACCACCTTGTTGTGTAAAACATTCTTCATCAATACATAATGCTTTAGGACTTTTCTGATACCATATCTGTTCACCAGTATTCCATGATGAACCACATATTTTACAGTTGCCTACGAACTTTGCTGAGATCTGTATTCCCATGTAGTCTTATACAACTACTCAAATAAAAACCTTATGTAAGTCCAGTTATTTCAGTGCACTTTGCAAGTAGATTATTTAACAAATAGTTTAATGCATTGTAAAATGTTTCAGTGTCTATGATTTCATCTAACCACCAATCATTTACTATTTCAAACCATTTTGGAATTTCACATGCTAATACCATACCCTATCTGAAACTAACTAGTATAAGAAGATTTATATAAAACCCCTGTATAAACCTTATATGGTTAAAAGAAAATTAGGCAACTCACATACTACAATCAGTATAACTTGGGCTGACAAAGAACAGTTTAGAAGATTTGCCAAACTTGTAAAGAAAACAAAGAATGGTAATATGTATGAGAGTGATGCTATTATTTTCAGTAGGATTTTAGAGCATTATAAAAAGACTACTAACGAAGCAAGTGATGTACCACACACAACATATCCAGTTAAGGCTTCTCCAGAACGTGACCTGCAAGGTTAATCTTTCTTGAGATCCATTTTATTTTTATATTATGAGTAAGCATACTGCTACATTTATCATGTAGTTCTATTAGTGTTGGAGTAGTTACTCTCCATTTTGTATTCATCTGATTAACCATTAACTGTGAGTCACTATAGATAGTTACTTTCTCTCCTCTGTATTTATCTCTAACATATCCAAGTGCATACATAAGTGCCAAGTATTCTAATTCATTATTAGTTGCAGTTGATTTTCTAGTTTTAATTATTGTATTATTACCATCAACCAAACATATATTATGATGTCTAGTACCACCGTCAATATATATGTCAATCAATACTTAAAATTATCGTACTAGTTTTTATGTTTTTTAGCGTATTCTTTTCTACAGGTTTGAGAACAATATACCTTTTGCCTACCCTTATATCTCCAAGGTAACTGTGCATTACATTCTATACAATAAAATGTATCATCCTTTCGCATGATGTATTTAAGTATATCTATTTAATAAAGGTTGTTAATTGTTGTGAATATCGAATGGATTTTTCTTCTTTGGTTCTTTTGCTTTCTCTGGATTTTTAATTGTATGATCTCTATTCACTTCAATTTTATCTTGTCTAGGTTCTACTGTATCTGGTTTCTTATCCATCATACTATTGAAGTACTTCATCCAAGCATCTGCAACTTCTCTACCTTGTCTATTTTCTCTAGTCTCTTTTGGTGTTTCTCCAGAACTTGCAAATTGATTACTTTCTGGTTGTTCTGTAGTTGTAATCTTTTCACCAGTTGCAGTTGTTTCTGTTTTAGGTGCTGATCTTTCAGCAGGTCTATCTTTTCTCCATCCACCACCTTTCAATGTATCATTGATTGATTTTAATTTTGCAGTGATTGTATCATAGCCCATGATAATATAATTGTTTTCGATTGATTTCTTTTTCTGTTGTGCTGCCATGGATGCTACTTCAGCAGGAGTTAAGATTGGATTCTTTGCTTTTCTACCTGCTCCTGCTCTAGCACCACCTATTCTACTAATACCTTGTTTTTTATTTGCCTTTGAATCTTTAGGATAATCTTTTAATTGTGATCTTCCCTCAATTTGTATTGGTTTTTCTGTAACTACTGGATGATATTTACCACTGCTTTCTCCCTCTTGGCTTGTTAAGGTATCAGTATTATAGTGTGTTGTTGGATTATTTACTGAACCATGACCATGATATAATTTATGATATTGATCAGCAGTTAATTCTTTTTTATCTGGTGTATAATATTTTGTATCTTTAGTTTCTTTTGGTTTTACTGCATTAGGTTTTTTTGCATCTTGTTCTTTAGTATATGCATCATGTATTCTTTGATACTCTTCATCTGATATTCCCTTTTTGTTTGGGTTCTTGTGTACTACTGGTTTGGTTCTTTGTAACTGTTGTACTTTCTTTTTTGGTTCTTTCTTTTGTTCTTCTTTTTTTGGTGCTTCAACTTTTGCATCTGCTTTTGGCATAGTATCCCAAGTACCACCACCTGCTAAATGTTTAACTTGTGCATCTGTTAATGGTGCTTCTTTGGTTAAGTATGTAATACCGTAAGTATTTCTAGTTTCTTCTGGTGCTTTAGGCATCTTGTTTCTTCCTCTTAATGTTGTTGTTTACAGCATTAAAAGCACCACCAGTACCAGTGGTCATAGCACCTTTCTTTTTATTATGTCCCTCATGACTTACTTCTGGTTTTTTCTCTTCATGTTTGAATTGTTCTTTAAAGTCTTGGTGGGTTGCTCCCTCATAATCATCGTCAGCATCCATATCAAATTGAGTAGATACTCCCATGTTTGGTCTACCACCTACATTACCATAAGCACCTTGCTCTACTCCAGATTTTAACAAGTGTAATGCATGTGTTAATAAGTCTAATGCTTTATTTTTATCTTCGCCATACATTTTTGGTGGTTTATCTGTACCCATTATTTGACCGTAGGCTGTATTACGTGTGTCTCTTGATTCCTTTGTAGCATGAACTGAACCATCATCTGCTATGAATTTTGTATTTTCTGTAACCTCTCCTTGTTGTTTTCTTTCTTCTTGTTTTTGTTTACCATATTCTTTTCCTCTTGCATATTTGTCTTGTGCAGATTGTATTCTTGCTTGTTGTTCTTTTGACATTTTTGATTCTTTTACTTCTGCTGATGGTTTCCTTGTTCTAGTCTTTGGTTTGTAATCATCTCCAAAAGAAATTGTTTCTCCTTTTGGTTGTTCAATTTTTAATAACTCTAATGATTTTTGTAATTTTGCTAATGCTTTCTTACTATCGATTGGTGCTTTACCTGTCTTTGGTAATTTTACTTTATAATTTTCATGTGATATTTGTGCCACAGGTTGTTGTTCTTCAGGTTTCCAATGTCCTCTACTTGATTCTTGTTCAGTAGGTCGTTGTCCAGTTGGTTGTTGTGAACTAGTTGCACTTTCAAATTGTCTACTGCTAGTACCTAATACATTTTTTCCCTCATGTGCTGATTCTTGTCTTGTTTGTGGGGGATCTTTCTTAGGTAATATTTTTCTGTATTTGTTATATTTTTCTTCTGGATGATTCTCATGTGGAACATCTTTAGGTGCTCCTACTTTTAATAACTCTAATGATTTTTGTAATTCTTTTTGTAATTGTTCCCATGATTTTTGTTTTGGATTACCAAGAGTGCTTAATTTTTGACCACTCATTGTTCTCTTTTCATCACCTGATAAACCTTGTAATCTTGTTCTTGCGGCGTTACCTGCAAATGAATTACTAACTTCTGAATCTAAATCACTTTCTTTAACACCGATTCCACCAATATTTCTTTTAGATGGTAATGCACCTTTTTTTAATACAGATTGTAATTCTGTTGGTAATTGTTCCCAAGTCTTTTGCAAGTATCTTGGTGAATATGCTTTAACTGTAACTAGTAATTCCCCTCTTTCTTCCATGGACATATCGTTCCATGATTTGTTTTTAGTAAGTATATCTTTAACAAAGAATGTCTCATCAATATGCATTGTACTGTATGATCCATCTTCACTCTTAAACAATGTTATATAAGATCCAGAGATAGATGTAACTGTACCACTCTTCTCTATACCATTAACGTAATAGTTAATAACATCTCCAACGGATGTATTCTGTAGTTTATTCAGTGTTTTTGGGTTCATTTCTATTACCTTGTTTTGCAGGTTTTCCTATATAAATTTGTCCATCATCAACAGGTTGACCAAAAGGATCGTTATTTCCCTCATGTTGATTGGATTTTGATGGATCTCCCATACTAACTTTCTTCTTTTCTTGTCTTTCTTTCATCATTCTTCTAACCAAATCTGGTGATAATTCGTTACTAGTGTTATCTGGTGCGTGTCCACCCTCTGGTAACTCTGTAAAGTTTTCTCTTTTATATCGTTCAACCATCTCTTTTACCTTTTTATCAAGTCCACGTGTTATTTTTTTATCTCCACCCTTACCTTTGCCACCATGCATGTGATCTGCATACCATCTAGCAGCCTGTGATTTACCATCTTCTGCATCTACCTTTGAATGTATAGCATCTTTATTTTCTTTACCAGTTTCACTTTCAAATGCAGCCCTTATATTTTCAGGTGTTATTGTGCCATCATGCCATATCTTTTTTGCTTTGACTTTAAGTGTAATCTTTTCCCATAATGGTAATTGTCTTATTGCTAACCATGCTTCCCATGTTTTTAGTTTTTCAACTTCTTCTAGTTTATCATCTGTTAATTTATCAAGTGGTTGTTCTTTAGATTGTGATGCCTTGTCAAATGGATCTCCATGTCCCTCATCTTCAAATTCTCTTCTAATCCTAACTATGGTTTTCTTGTTAGGCTTTTCTTCTTCAGGCATATATAAATACTAATATATTAATATTTAAATATTATCCGAATAATGCCTTTTGTAGCTTCTTAGTCATGTCCATTACATGCCAACTGTCTCCACCTGCTACTGCTCTACATGCTAATACTAGACTATCTGGGTAATCATCATGTTCATCTGACCTAATCTTCATGATACCTGTATCAGTATATTCTCTTCTGAGATATGATAACTGATATACTAATTTGTTTACTTGTTTTAATTTGATTCTATGGTTCTCAAATAACATTCTAAGGTCTCCATACATCTTGGCTTTCTCCTGTAATGAGAATATTACTCCCCTAACTGGAGAACCTTGTGATCTAGCCAAGTCTACAAGTCCACCACCCAAACCAGTTTCATCAACGAATACTGTTTCTATATGATACTTATCTATGTATTCTCTTATTCTTCCTGCTACTTGTACTACGTTAGATTGTGATTCATTTTCAACTTCTTCAACTGCAACTACTTCATCACTGTCTACAGATACTATTGTGTATACTGTTTCATCTCTACCAGTTCTTGCAACATCAACTCCCATATAATATCTTGGTCTACCCTTTGGAGTATAATCTCCAACTGCTTCCATAAGTATTGAGTTTGGAAACAATGCATCACCAATATCTAGGAACTCTCCGTCAACTTCTTGTATGTATTCTTCTCTGGTAAGTCTTTTAATTTCTTCAATGTATGCAGGATCTTTTTGAATCAATGGGTTGTCAGTTGATTTTACATGGAACTGTGTCCACAATCCATCTGGGTTAGTAGACTTTGAGTTCATACATGCTTCATAGAAATAACCTGATTTGCTGAAAGGTGTTGATGTAAGCCATACTCTTGCTTGAGTTGCCATACCTGATGGTAGGAAAGCCTTGAGTATATCTGTCTTAATGAAAGAACATTCGTCAGCAATAATAACATGTGGAGAATAACCTCTAAGTCCAATACCAGTTTCACCAGTTGCCCTTGTAATTATTTTTGACATACCATTACCATCAAGGAAAGAAACCCACAATGCAGTTTGTGTATTCTTTATGACATATCCTTTTAGAAAATCATTATCCATAACTAGACTTCTAATCTTATCAAACATGATTGTAGCCTGATTTTGTGTAGGTGCTGCTATAACTATGGTACATTCATTCTTTACTGTCTCTAATAATAATGGTGCAAAGAAAGCAAAGTGTATAGTTTTAACTGCTGTTGATACTGTTTTACCTACCTGTCTACCACTACGATATACTATGAATCTATCTTTACAATCTACGTATCTTTTGTTATAATCGAATACTTTATGATCAAGAAAGATTTCTGAGAACTTACTAGCAGATTGAGCACACTCTGCGATAGTATTTACAAAGTCTAATCTCTCTTTAATCTGTTCGTTCGTTGTTCTCCCTTGTGTCATTTACAGCCCTCTGAGCCTTTATCTGTCTAAATATACTTGATATGTCTCCAGATTTACCGAACTCTGTTTTTTCAGTTACGACTATCTTATTGTTTAAATCGTTAATAGATTTGATTATATTAAGTAAAGTATTGATTTCAGATTTGGTATTCCTATCAGGTACATTACCGTCAAACTTAGCCTGAGTCAAAGCCATCAATACATTTTCCATGGATAGTTTTGCTATTAGGTCTAACATATCTTTAATATCATCTGGGTTTCTAGTATCTAATGTATTAAGTAATTTTACAAAATCATCTCTAATTGCACATATTGCACCCTTTTCATACTTTGGACATTTACCATTACCACCCTCTTCTATACTACGGTATATGCATTGATCACACATGGCAGGTAAGTTTGCATCTTTAAAATGCTTTGCAGAGTTGAAAGGAGATATTGTTTTTCTCTTATCTTCTTCTGCAACAAAGTTACCATTTACAGATTTAATCTGAAAAATTTCCTTATCATCAACCATTATATAACAATTATTATATAACTAGTACTTAAAGTTTTTCTCGTATATATTCATTGATTTACACATTGGCATAAATAATAATGCAAATGGTATTTTCATTAATGAATAGTATTCAGAATTAACAACATCTTCTTCTTTAACATTTATTTTTTCCATATACTCTTTATATTTTTGACAGTTGTATCTTAACATTGGAATCATACCTTTACCTTTTTCTCCAAAGAACATTGATGTAGTTGAATTATTATTCCATACTTCTGTTTTCTTTGACATAGCAGCAGAGATCCATGCACTAGTATCTAAACTTTCAAACTTAGTACCACGCCCAATGTAACTACCTTTTGCTAATCCATGAAATTTTAATGGTGGTAGTTTTCTCATTTGATCTTCAGTTTCAAGTTTACCTTTAATTTCTCCTAGGCAAATATAATCATCTTTGTTAGGTTTAAGCAAACTTAGATGATTAAGATAGTTCTCCTGTAATACAGGTAAAGTCCAATCTATACCCATCTCTCTTTCTTTTTTATACCACTTCATTGTTTCAGCCATATTATAGAATACATCAAACTGAGTAGCATGGTCATAGTTTTCCCTGTGTTTCTTTAACAGTTCATGATACCTATCTGCTTCAGTTCCTATACCTGCAACTACAAATATGCTTTCAAATTTATCTCTAAATTTAGTGATATTTGCGTATGAGTATTTAAATGATAACATAACATTCTTAACACCACACTCTGCAAGTGTTTCTAAGTGGGCTTTGTTGTTAGCGTTAAAGTATATCTTCATCCCATGTCTCTCTATTATCTTCGAAGCACATGGTTGCGTATGGACAGAACCCATCACATAGGTAGTTTTTTACCCTAGGTGGTAAAGTTTTATTTGTAAGCGAGTCTTTAATCTCTCTTGATTTTACTATCATATCCTCTAATGTTTCTTCTATTGGTGCTAGTTTGAATGGTAGACATGATGGTTTATCTCTTGTTTCTTTATCTACTGCATTTGATATGTATATTACACAGCCATAATCTGCATCAATATCATAGCATTTTTTAAGTAATACTCTATATCTATTGATTTGGTCTACATGTGATTCACTTGGTTTGGATGTAGACTTACTGAAATATGCAATAGATCCAGTTGTTTTCTTATCACAGATAACATATTTACCGTCTATCTCTACCACATCATCAATAGAACCATAGATAATATCCAAATGTCTAGGATCATCTACAGGTATTTTTAGTGCTTCTTCCCTTGTTAATGCCTCATCTCTAACATAGTCGTATGCTAGAAACATCTCATGGAACTCTGGTTTTGCAACCATAGATGCTGAGTGTATTGCTTGACCAAAGTATAATGATCTCATATCTTCAGTATTCATACCACTTGCAGGTAAAGTCTTTTTATATATTACATTACGCATACATGGTTTAATAATATCTGATACATGTATTACTCCTAACCTTTCTGTTTTCATGGCTTCCACTTGTGCTTTTCTAAAAGCAAAATAAACTTCATTTGATATATCTTGTAATTTTAACATAATATTTATATGATGTTCTGTAATAAAAACGTTATGCCTAGCATGGTTTGTAGAGCAGTTGTTTGGAATACTGGTAAGGCAGAATTTGCATCTGTTTCAACTGATGCTAATAACATTATTCAAGCTGATAAAAACTTTGGATTCTTAAAGCCAACTAACGGAGTATTGACTTTTAGTATTAGTAATAGAGATGGAGAAATTACTGATAAAGCAGTTGACAGGGCTGTTAAATTTGCGTTAAAAGAATGGAGTATTTTTGTCCCAATTCAATTTAAGAAAGTACCGAAAGACGGAGATATTAGAATAGAATTTAGATCAGAAGATGAAGATGAGATATTAAATAGTAACACTCTTGCCTATATGTATTATCCATTAGGTGGTAAAACTGATGGACAATGTGTAATTAATACTAGATTTTATTGGACTAATCATGGTAATGGAGTTGATATGAATAAGATTGATCCAGTTCATTATAGACCTGACAGTGGAACTAAAGGTACTTCATGGGATTTAGACCAAGTATTAAGACATGAGTTTGGTCATGGTATATTTGGATTACCACATGATCCAAACACAAATCATATAATGAGTAGTAATTATAGTAAAATGAAAGAACATTTAAGTGAAGTAGATATATTAAGAGCACAGGCTAAAGCAGGTACTAGAGTTTTAAATGCTAATATGGTAAAACGTCTATTAACATGGATTACTAAAGCCAGTGATAGAGATTATAACTAGTAGTTGGATTTGTTATTACAACCACAGATTTCATCTGGATTGTCTTTGTTTGGTGCATTACAGCCCTCATCGCTATGTGCTTGTTGATGATGTCCACATGCATCACATTTTCCACCTACTGCTATTTTTATAGATCCCATTAGTATGATTCCTCTAATACAAATTTAAATGATTTTGTTTGTTCTGTCATTTGACCACTTGAATTTTTAAGTTCAATCTCACTTTCCCATACTCCTGCATTGGCTATTGCTGTATCACTATCTGTTAATTGATATGAGACTATTCCATTAGGTCTATTATCATAAGTAATATCTCCATTTATAATAAGAGTTCCATCTGGTTTCCATACTTTCCATTTACCAGTTGCATAAGTAGTATCATCATTTAAGTTCTTTACAGTACCATCATCATCTTTAATGGTCATAGTGAGTACTGATCTAGCACCTGCTTTAACACGAAATTCTACTGCATTACCTACCATATAACTACTCATTGTTTCTCTATGTCCTCTCTTTCTTTATAAAGATTTATGTCCTTGGTATTATCATTTGTGCTTGTTGATTTAGTCTTATCATTTACCTCTGCATCTTTATCAGAATCTTCTACTTCTGCTGATTTAGAAGAATCTTCTACTTCTGCTGATTTAGAAGTATCATTGACTTTCAAGAAAGCACTGTTTATATAGGATTTTAATGATTTGTCTCTTAATGCTTCCTCTATTTCTTTGCTTATATCGTGTAATTCTAATACCAATGTTCTTGCATTTGTACCGATAGTATTTGATACTCTGTGGAAACCGTATCTTACCAATACGATAAATGCTTCTGCTATGAATATTGATTCTATTATTGATAATATTCTTCCTCTTATGTATAATGCAAATGATGCTATTGCTATAGATTCTTCTACAACTCTGATGATTGTTCTTTGTAATCCTCTGAATGTAGCGATGGTTATTACATCTGCAACTATGGCTAGTCTTGATCTGAACAATGTAACAGTTTCTACTAGTTGTATTGTATCTCCAACTATTCTTATTATATCTCTTGATAGTCCTCTGAATGTGTCTACTGATACTATATCTGATACTGCTCTTGCAAGTGCTCTTACTCTTATGATTGATTCAGTTATTCCAACGATTTCAGATACAATTCTATTGAGTAATCTGACTCTAATTACTGCTTCTACTAATAATACAGAGTCGCTTGAGACTCTAATTATATTTCTAGCGAGTCCTCTGAATGTATCGATTGCTACTATATCTGATACGATTCTTACCAATGTTCTGATTCTTATTATTGATTCTAATACTTCTAATGTGTCTACAACTGCTCTTACCAATGTTCTTATTCTTACGATTGTTTCTACAGTTGATACTACATCTGATAGTATTCTTGTTAGTTCTCTTGCTCTTGATACAGTTTCAACTAATTCTACAATCTCAGATACAACTCTTGCTAAGAATCTAACTCTTACAACTGCTTCAGATAATGCTATCGAGTCTTGTAGGACTCTGATTATATTTCTAGCGAGTCCTCTGAAAGTGTCTATAGATACTGTATCTGCAACTGCTCTTGCCAATGCTCTGACTCTTACTATTGATTCTACGATTGATACAACATCTGATACAATTCTTGTCAATACTCTTACTCTTACGATTGACTCTAGTATACCTGTAATCTCTGTTTGTATTCTTATCAATGTTCTAACTCTTACTATTGATTCTAATGCTTGAACTGATTCTGATACTGCTCTAACTATGTTTCTTGCAGTTCCTCTGAACGTATCAATGCTTACTGTATCTAATACAATTCTTACCAATGGTCTTATTCTTAGAACTGATTCAGATATTGACACAATTTCAGATACAATTCTATTCAATACTCTAACTCTTACGATTGATTCTAATGCATTAACTGAATCTGATACAACTCTGATAAGTGTGAATACTCTAAATGCTGATTCTGTAATGGATACAATGTCAGATATTATTCTGTTGATTAGTCTAACTCTTACAACTGATTCAACTACAGATACAATCTCAGATAATACTCTAGTAATTGTTCTAACTCTTACTATGGATTCAGTTACAGATACTAATTCTGATAGCACCCTTACCAATTCTCTAGCAGTACCTCTGAATGTATCGATTGATACAGTTTCAGATATGATTTTAATTAGTGTAAATACCTTTATTGTTAATTCTGTAATTGATACAACTTCAGATACAATTCTATTTAGAACTCTAACTCTTACTAATGATTCTGCTAATGAGATACTGTCAGATATGATTCTAACTATTTGTCTAGCAGTTCCTCTGAATGTGTCAATAGATACTGTATCTACTAATACTCTGATCAATGATCTTATTCTTAATACTGATTCTGTTAGTTCTACTGAATCTACAACTGCTCTTACAAGTGTTCTTATTCTTAATACTGATTCTGTGATAGATACAATATCTGAGACAATTCTGTTCAGTACTCTTATTCTTACTATTGATTCTGTGGATAGTATTGATTCTGATAATACTCTTGATAGTATTCTTACTCTGGATACTGTTTCTATTATTGATACTATGTCTACTGTGATTCTGTTTAATACTCTTACTCTTAATACTGACTCTGTTAATACTATTGAGTTTATGATTACTCTGGATAGTATTCTTACTCTGGATACTAATTCTACTATTGATACTGAGTTTACTATTGCTCTTACCAACACTCTTGTTCTTACGATTGATTCTGTTAATGCTATAGTATCGGATATGATTCTTACAATGTTTCTTGCTGTACCTCTGAATGTGTCTATTGAAACGGTATCTGTTAGTATTCTTACCAGTGTTCTGATTCTTACGATTGACTCGGTTGCAGATACAATCTCTGATAACACTCTTGATAATGCTCTTACTCTTATTACTGATTCAGCAAGTGATACTGTATCTACTATTGCTCTGACAATGTTTCTTGCAGTACCTCTGAATGTATCTATGGATATAGAGTCTACTATTACTCTTACTAATGGTCTTGCTCTTAGAACTGATTCTGCTACATTTACAATATCTGAGACAATTCTATTGAGTATTCTTATTCTTACCAATGATTCTGCTAATCCAACTACATCACTGATAATTCTAACAATGTTTCTAGCAGTTCCTCTAAAGGTATCTATTGATACAATAGCATTGTATACTCTTACTAATGCTCTTACTCTTAATACAGATTCAGTTAATGTAATACTATCTGCAATTATTCTTACAATATCTCTGGATAATC